TATTGGCGACTCCGGCAGTGGAAAGACCACTTCCCTGCGTAATTTTCAACCCGGAGAAATTGCCATTATCAACGTTGCAAAAAAGCCACTGCCGTTCCGCACACAGCTTAAATCATACAATACAAATGATTATAATGCTGCAAAAAGCGCCATTTCCGCGGCGTCAAAGCACGGAATCAAGTCTATTGTTCTGGATGATATTCAATACCTTATGACAGATGAATTTATGCGCCGGTCGTCAGAAACTGGGTACGGAAAATTCACCGACATGGCAGCCAACTATAGCAGCCTATTTGACCTTGCGCCACAGCTCCCAGATGATTGTATTTTGTACCTTATGAGCCACGTTGAGCGCGATGAATCAGGACATGAAACGCCTCGCACGGTTGGCAAACTGGTGCACGAAAAACTATGTGTCGAGGGAAAAACCTCAATTACGCTGCACACTTATGTTGAATCTGGTAAATATTATTTCCGTACGCACAGTGCGGGTGAAGGAGATATTTCAAAAAGCCCGCTTGGAATGTTTGAACCGGATTTGATAGACAACGATTTAAAAGCCGTGGATGCAGTTATCCGCGAATATTACAATTTTGGAGGTACTAACAATGCAGAAGTATAACGATTGGGAATCTACACAGGCAGCTACTGGAGAAGCAGAAAAGTTAGAGCCTGGTAACTATGTTTGCAAAATTATGGGTGCTAAAGTCGTTACATATAACGGCAAAAACGGGAAGTTTGACAAATTGGAAATTAGCGTTGACATTGATGAGGGAGAATTTAAGGGCTTTTATGCCCGTGACTACCGCAATCAGATGCAATGGGGGGACCAAAAGTGGAAAGGCTGCCTGCGCCCCTACTGCCCAACCAACGAGGATTCTGACCAAGCACGCCGCACAGCCGCGATTTTTAAAGGAATTATTGAAGCTATCGAGTCCAGCAACCCGGGCTATAAATGGGACTGGGACGAAGCAACATTAAAAGGAAAGAAAGTTGGTGTGCGGTTCCGCAGTACTGAGTGGGCATACAATGGCCGCACAGGATGGAAATCACAGCCTTACAGGTTCGTTCCGGTAAAAGGCATTGAAGAGTTAGACATCCCGAAGGACAAGCCTCTGGCAGTTAATGACAAGCCACAGACGCAGCAGCAGGGAGACCTTCAGACGCTTCCTGACGAGGACGACCTCCCTTTTGACTGAGAGTTACAGCTAAACTCACAGAAAAAAGCTGAATAATTTCATAATCTTAATGAGCCGGGTGGGTGGGTTGGTACAGGCTTAAAAATGAGGTGTAACTTTGGAATTTAATTATAAAGCAGAAGACTTTGACACCCCAGCACCTTATGAAAAAGTTTTGAGTATCGATTCTGACTTTGAACGAAATATAGCATATAACAAACTTGCTAAAAATGCCAATGCAGTTGGAATAAAAAGATTCAATAAACTTTGGAATTCATTCGTTAAGGAATCAAAGCCCAAAAACCAATCAAAAGTAATTGATATGTGTGAAAAGACGAACTTTTCGGGGCAACCGATAGAATTGCGCTCTGGAGTTTGGAAAGCAACAGATGATGGAATATATAAAGACGGTCAAAACGGCGAATCAATTGTAGCCTCTGCCTGCCCTATTACGATTACAAAAATAGTCACCGATATTGATACCGGGGAGCAGAAAGTCGAACTTGCTTATTCAAAATGTCACAGATGGCAGCGAAAAATAGTTTCAAAATCCATCATTGCAAATAGCAGAAAAATTGTTGATTTGGTTTCATTTGGAATTTCTGTAACATCGGAAACCGCAAAAAATCTAGTAGACTATTTATTCAATCTGGAAAACTTAAACATGGACTTAATACCAGAAGTTGAGTCTGTTAGTCGCCTCGGAATGGTTCCCGATGTCGGCTTCTCGCCTTACATACCGGACGTAGTTTTTGGCGGTGACGACGCCTACAAAGGCGCTTATAGTGCCGTTGAAACTCACGGAAACCCTGATAACTGGATAAAACTGATGCAAGGACTGCGCGGCACAAACGTAGAGTTGCGCATTACAATTGCAGCGGCGTTTGCTAGCGTACTGGTATCTCCCTTACATATCAATCCGTTTTTTGTGCACATTTGGTCAGGCGAGTCCGGCAGTGGTAAGACGGTTGCGCTCATGTGTGCAGCGTCGGTTTGGGGCAATCCGGATTGGCAAGGCCACGCTTACATACAAACGTTTAATGCTACTCAGGTAGGCTTGGAACGTACAGCAGCGTTTTTTAATCACTGTCCATACATGATTGACGAGTTGCAATTACTCAAAGACTCCCACGGACGCAACAAATTTGACATCGTATATCTGCTATCAGAGGGGCGCGGCCGGACGCGGGGGAACAAATTGGGTGGCATTGACATTACGCCAACCTGGGCAAATTGCATTATCACGACTGGTGAGACTCCGCTCACAACGTCCAGCAGCGGCGCAGGCGCGATTAACCGCGTTATCAGCATCGAGTGTTCGCCCGACCATCCGATTATTATAAATGGCAATGAACTGGTAAATCTGCTGCATAAAAGTTATGGACACGCTGGCAAGATGTTTGTTGACAGGCTGTACAGCGGCATTAATATTGACGTTGCACAGCGCGTATACGGAGACTTTTTTAAGCAGCTGTCAGAGGGCGAATCAACGGAAAAACAGGCCATGGCGGCTGCCTGCGTGCTTACAGCGGATAAGCTGGCTACGGACTGGATTTTTCAGGACGGGCAAGCGTTGACCGCGGCTGAAATCGCTCAATTTTTGGCAACGAAAGATGAGGTAAACATTGGCAAGCGAGGGTATGAATACATTTGCGACTGGATTGCACAAAACGCGAATAAAATGCGCACCCATGCCGACGGTGACTTTGGCGACGTTTATGGCACAATTGAGAATGATATTGCTTACATAATTGCAACAATATTCGACAATGTCTGCCGTGATGCCGGCTATGACCCGAAGCCAATAAAAGCGTGGATGAAGAAAAATGGAAAGATGCAGTTGCAAAACGGAGAAGCTTCAAGGCGATATACGGTTGTTAAAAAAATAAACGGTTTGGCAAGGGTACGCTGTGTCGCCGTCATAATGAACAGTTTTGACGAGGAAGTTTCTGAAAAAGATTTACCTTTTGACTAAAGGGAAAATATGGGATTACCACAGTTACCACAGTTACCACTTTCCGCGCAACATACACCTTGTATATAATAGAGCATTTTTTATTTTTAAATAAAGAAAAGTTTCCTAAAGGACGTTTGGGGGGATTGTGTGGTAACTGTGGTAACCGGTACGAAAAAACCGCATAGGAATGCGGGATACGACAGTTACCACATGGTGGTAACTGCTCGGTAACCGTGGTAACGATGGAGGTTTATATTTTGCATGAATATACATTTGCGTGAATATCAAAAAGAATGTGTTGATTCGATTGTTCGCTCTGGTCCTGGGAAGTGGCTGGTAGTCATGGCAACCGGACTCGGTAAGACAGTAACGTTTGCAAGCATTCCACGGGATGGGCGCACACTTCTGCTGTCGCACCGTAGAGAACTGGTAACACAACCACGTAAATATTTTGACTGTGATTACGGGATTGAATTGGGTTCGCAGCACAGTCACGGTGAACCGGTTGTGTCAGCAAGTGTACAGACAATGTCACATCGAATGAATAAATTTAGGCCAGATGACTTTGAACGGATTATTGTTGATGAAGCACATCATTCAGCTGCGAAAAGCTATAAGAAGATTTTAGATTATTTTGAGCCGAAACAAGTAATTGGATTTACAGCAACGCCGAACCGCGGAGATTCGGCCCGGCTGGATGACGTGTTTCAAAACATCATATTTGAACGTGACTTGAAATGGGGAATTCAACAAGGATATTTATCTGATATTTATTGCCGCCGTGCTGAAATCGGATATGACTTGAGCCACGTAAAAGTTTCCGGAGATGATTATGCGCCTGGAGAACTGGCGGAAGCAATGGACGGCACTGCAGATGCTATAGCACAAGCGTACAAGGACATGGCCGTCGGTGCCACACTTATATTTTCCGTGTCTGTTAAGCAGGCGAATGAAATTGCAAAACGGATACCAGGTGCTGCTGTAGTGTCTGGCAAAACGCCCCCAAAAGAGCGGCAGGCACTTATAAATGGACTGGCTGACGGTTCTATCCCTTGCCTTGTAAACTGCATGGTTTTTACTGAAGGGACAGACATTCCGCGAGTCGAGACGGTTATTATTGCCAGGCCAACACAATCGGACAGCTTATATACGCAGATGGTCGGACGCGGCTTACGCTTATCTCCCGGTAAGGACAAGCTAAATCTGATTGACTGCGTGGGTGTAACGGGCTCTAGGAGCCTCTGTACGGCTCCGTCTTTATTGGGCATAGATTTATCACCCGTGCCAGAAAAGAAGCAGCAGGCGCTCGAAGGGCTATTGTTTGACCTACCAGACAAGGCAGCCGAATTGAGCGACTGTCCTGAAAGCTGGATACGAAATGTTGAAATTGTTGATTTGTGGGCAAAGACACAGTCGTATAATACACACGGTGTGTGGTGGTTTAAGCAACCGGATGGAGATTTGACACTTTCACTTCCCGGAAAAAAATATTGCATACCAGCACCAGATGCTTGTGGACAAGTACATTTTCGCAATGGCGGACCTGTTGTGCCGATGCAGCAGGCGCTTGACCGTGCATTTCAGCAGCTATGCCGCGACCATATGAGCGAAAAGTACATCTGGGATATATCATCTGCGAAACGCTGGGGAAAACAGCCTGCCAGCGAAAAGCAAGTGAAATTAGTCAGTCGGATGTGCAAAGATTTTGATTGCACGGCACTTACAAAATTGCAAGCAAGTCAGATTTTAAACAGGAGGTTAGCAGGATGAACCGTGTGTTCAAACTCAATTCGCTACAGGAATCATCAATACAGCATGCGATTTTTCTTTGGAGTGAGCAGCCATCAATTCGCAGTCAGTTTCCAGAACTCGCAATGCTACATCACATCAAAAACGAAACTGCCTATGCAGACGCAAAACAGATTGCGATTGATAAAGCGTCCGGTGTGAAAAAAGGTGTACCGGATTTGTCGCTTCCCTGCCCGCATGGAGGGTTTCACGGGCTGTACATAGAACTAAAGACAGCAAAAGGCAAGCCGTCAAAAGAACAGCTTTGGTGGATTGATAAATTATCAGAACACGGATATTGTGCTTGCATCTGCTATGGATACCAGGAGGCGATAAAATGCGTCGCAAAATATCTAAGCCTACCGAACCCAAACACGGCCCAAACGAGCGGGCAAAACAGCTAAACCACATAGCATGTCAAAAAGAATTGCCTGAATTGTCTGAAAATGAATTGGCATATGTAAACGGAATCAGGTGGACGCTCAGGCGGTATCAGCGACACGAAATCTGTGCAAATCAAGCGCGGGCAGAACAAAGATTATGGCAAATAGCTTATTTACAAGGAGGTTGGAGGAAATGACGGATGGCTGCAGAAAAGAAATTGAGGGCCGAGCAATTAATACATATGGAGAACAACCGCAGGTAGATATGTGCATTGAAGAAATGTCGGAACTGACAAAGGCAATTTTAAAATACCGTCGTGCAGAAAATAAAAACAAAAATGAAGCTGAATACTTGGAAGACGATATTATTGAAGAAATTGCCGACGTACAGATTATGCTTGACCAGATGCGGATAATTTTTGGTGACACTTACAGTCAGGAAGAATACAAGCTTAACCGGCTGTGGGCACGAATGGAGGCAGAAACATGAATGAATTGATTCCAATTACATACGCAAATGACAGGCCGGCAGTTTCCGCGCGGGAACTGCATAAATTCCTGGAGGTCAAGACCAAGTTTCAAGACTGGTTTCCGCGCATGACGGAATACGGATTTGCGGAAGGAATTGATTTTGACCCGCTCAAAATTGATGTACCTTCTCAGAAAAGAGAGCGTACCTATTCCGCAACTGATTATGTGCTTTAGCCGTTGGAGTTT